ATCTGCTTTTCAAAGTGGTGTAACAAGTATTGATTGGATATCACATCCTGACTTAAAAGATATTTTTCATAAACTTGAATGGTTTAACTTAAATACAAATACAACTGAGGATGTTGAAATAACAAACATTTCAGGTATTAATGATAGAGATGTATCAAAAAGTAAAGGACGTCGTCACTATAAACACGCACAACGTTGGCAGCTTGCAAATACATTGACTTCAATTTATGGAGAACAAAAAGCATTGGAGATAATGATTGAAATTTGTGACGGTACATCAAGACGAGAGTTAGCAGGAGACGTTCGTACTGCAGCAATTCATGATAAACCAATTTCTATTTGGGCTGTTAAAGAATTGAATAAAAATCATGGATTTAAATTAACTGTTAAAGCAGATAATACATTTACAGAAGAACAAAAGACTGAGGAAGAAATAAAAGATGCAACAGTTGCAGGTTTGGATCCAACAAAGATATTGAATGAATCTTCAACATCAGTAATATTACATATGAAGAATAATCAATATCTCTCTGACTTAAAAGATGAAATCATTGCAAACTTATCACATATAACATTGCTTGAAGCAGGTGCAGGTTATGGTAAAACTGAAATGATTAAAAGTCTTAAAGCAAAGACATTATTGATTCTTCCGTTTACTTCAACTATTAAAGCAAAAGTTGAAGCTGATGAAAAGACTTCTGATTGGTTGTATTTTTATGGTAATAAAAGACCAACACTTGACGATATATTAGGTGATAGAAATATGTCAATGACTATTGACAAATTCTCTCGTCTTAATGTATTTGAACTTGACCAAGCAGGATTTGAATATATTGTAATTGATGAATCACACTTATTATTTACAAGTTCATATCGTGATGTTATGTCACCAACAATTCAGCGTCTTGCAAATTGTAAGGCAAAGATAATTATGATGACAGGAACACCAACAGGAGAAATGTTGTTCTTTCCAAATATCAAGCATATTAAGGTTATAAAAGAAGATTATAGAACTAAGGAATTTGAAATACACATGGTTCCAACAAATGTTGAGAAGTTTGTTGATATGTGTGATTCAATGGCAAAAGATATCGTTGAAGGAAAAAAGATATTATTTCCAACAAATAAAGGCAATCTTTATTTTGAACAAGTTGTTGGTCGTATTCAAAATGTCTTAATTAATGATTTCAAATATACAAAAGAACTTAAAGCATTTTATTATAAGAAGTCAAATTATGGAGAAGAGACCATGGAAACTATTAATATTGATAAATCAATTGGTCTTAATGATATTATATTCTGTACAAATTATTTATCAGTAGGTGTGGACATATGTGATAGATATAAGTTTAGTGTTTATTTCAATGAAACATGGATAGCACAAGATATTGAACAATTTGCAAATCGACTTCGTAATAATGACTTATATATTAAATTGTTTTTGGAAAAGGAGGATTCAACAGGTGTAGCATTAAATTATAAGTATATAAGTCCTCTTGATTTAAGTTTCAGTGAAAAGGATTTATTATTTGCTCGTGACTTAATACAGACTTGTAATGATATGCTTGAACGTAATAATGAGGAATCAAAATATAATCCTCTTATTCAATCATTATTGTCATCAAATAGATATCTTAAATATGATGAAAATGATTGTCGTTATTATATTGATGAAACTACATATAAGCTTAAAGTATTTGAAGAAAGATATACTGAATATTCAAAGCAACTTGAAGTATTGAAAACAGGTATGCAATATTATGGATATACAGTTAATGTTATTGAATCTAATCAAAGAGTAAAGGATAAAATAAGTAATGAGGTTGATAATTTCTTAAAGGAATGCCGTCAATTCAGATATAATTACAATACAGCTGAAACATTTAATTTCTTAAATCATCTTAATGATGGAAATATTGATGTATATAAAGAATTATTAAAAGGTTCATATAGTATATTTAAGGATGATGAATATAAAATTGAAAGAGAAGAAAACAATTTATATGCGAAAGATATTGAAATATTGGAAAAGAATATACCTATTGTTATTGGTCTTTATAAGTTTTATGATTGCGATACTATTAAAGATATCTTTGAGTATTGTGTAGAGAAAAAACAAAATAGAATTAATTATACAAAGCTTAATCGTATAAGAAAGTTTGTTCAAATAGAATCTAATCGTAAAAGAAAAAGATTGGATTTTCCTGTATTGAAATTTGTAAAACAATCACAAGATTGGGCACGTGCTCATAGTAAGACAACACAAGAAGAGATAAATAAGTATCTTGCCGATTATGCAGTTGGATATGCAAATTCAATTAAGAACGTAGTTGTTGAAGATAAAGAATATCTTGAGACTATATTTGAATTGACAAAAGACTTATGGAAGATAATTGTGTTACAAGGAAGATCTAATAAAGGTGAATTTGGTATTATTCCATTTGAATTGTTATGGGAGAAGAAAACTGATTTAACAGATGTATATGGTGGTTCTGAATTAACAAAGACATTCTTCATTGAGGAATTGGTTGATGAAATGAAAGAAAACTATGATGAGGATGAAGATGAAATTAATAAGCCATTTGAATTGACTGAAAAGAAGAGAATTGCCGATATAACAAATGAATTACCAAATGTTATTCACAGACCTTATGGATATTATGAATATTCAGAAATGGATGAATCTAATAATAGATTTATGAGGAAGCAAGAAAATACAAATACATTAAGAGATGATATATTCACTCAAGATAATGTAGAAAAGATTGATAAGAAAAAGAAGAAAGATGATATGAAAGATCTCTTTGAATCTATTGAAGAATAAATACTATTTTATTAATATATGTTAAATAATGCCGATGACGATTATCTTACAAGTATGGCAATTGACCTATTTCTAAGTAATCGTATAAGTAAAAAGTTTATAAATATGGAAAACCAAGGTGGAATATTGAATGGTGAGTTTATTAAGAAACATTTAGAAAGAGAAACAGAACTTGAAGATAAAATATTTGAATTAGAAGAACGAATAAAAAATATATCATCTAAAACATCTGGAGGTGATACAAATTCTGATGCGTATTATTCAAAAGATTCTGTGTATTATACAATATTACAAGGAATGATTCCTTATATGTCAATATCATTTTCACATGAAGATGAAGTAATAAGAGTTAATGTTGACAATTGTCCTATTAATGGTCATCTTGCAAAATATTTAGAATCATTAAGAAAGGCATATTCAGAACTAATTGTAGAAACACCGTGGGGTATGCCGGTATTCAATACAAGTAAAAGTCCTTATATATTAAAAGCAGATTATGGGGATGAAGCAAATTGTAAGGTAGCCGCAGCACCACAAGTCAATGCAGGATTATCAGATGCAGTTGATATTGCTTCAGTAATGCCAGAATATGAAACAAAATATGGGTTAGGTGGTAAAGCGTATAAAAAATTTAATTGGAAACCTTATTAATGCATGAAAAAATTGGTCAAAACGGATTAGCATCAGAATTTATAAAGAATCAAATAAAAAAGAATACTGAACTTGAAAATCAGATATTAGAACTTCAAGAAACAATATCTTTATTGAAAAGAGAACCCGATAATGATTATGCATTATATCGGAGTATATTAGATATGATTATTCCTAATCTTAAATTTGAATATACTCAAGATGGTTATATAATAAAGATAGATCCACCATTAGTAATGCCACTTGAACATATAAATGAATTAACTAAAGAAGTACAAAAATATAAAGACAATATAAAATGATATTTATTTTTCGTCAATATGATTCACAAAAACAAATAATTATATATGCAGAATCATATTTAGAAGCAAAAGAAACATTGTTTGAATTAAATCCTTGGGCTGACAGAATTTATAATATTCTTGAATATAAAATGTATAGTGTTGATGATGTTATATATCATGATACATTAGGAATTGAATATGATATGGGAGGATATCCTCGTATTATTTCAGAAGATGAATTTAAGGAATTAGAAAAGAACAAAGCAATTCTTGATGAGCAATTTAAAAACATACATAATACAAAAGTATTGACAAAAAAGTTTGCTGGAGAAAATACTAATTTATTATCTACTGAAGAATTTGTTGGTCAGCTAAAAAATCATGCAGAATCAGTTGGTAAAATTAAAAAGAGTATTTATCAAATGATGCGAGTTGTAGGTGATATTTGGGTTAAGGAATTTAAATCAAAATATTTAAATAATAGTCCACGTTATAGAGTATATGGTAAAAGTCGTTATCAATGCGAAAAATATCTTAATGAATTAAATGAAAAATTAAATACTGATTTTTCTACAAGATTTGATACAGTATTATTAATAAAGAATTTTAATGATTTTACTGAAGAGGATGTATCAAATTACAAAATGATGATTAATTATATGAAAGAAAACAATATCAATAAATTTCCATTTAGTACATACAAAGAAGAGGAACAATAAGTTCCTCTTTATTTTATATTTGTTCTTTCAAATGCAAATTCTATTCCATTCTTAATATCTAATTTAGCATTCATTCTTGACTGTTTATTCAATCGATGCCTATCATATTTATTCCAATATCCATGATCCCACAATGTACTTGTATT